TTAAGGTGATCCATAAAGGGGTGATTTTTATACAAATGTAGTGTAAAATTATATGAATTTATGTTTATCATTGCCATAAAGTTACCCCATTATGGAAGATGACAATAGAGAGATTAAGATTTTCTGGGCCGTATTGGCCATTGTTATAATAGTTTTTTGGTATCTGATTATTTATACCATCGCATGATTGGCAGTTATATTTTATTCATGATATGTTTAATACTTCTAAGCTATGACCTCTACCAGACCAAAATCAAAAAAGACAGGTAAAATCCTATCAACCATTAAAGGCAAAAAAGCCAATTGGGAAATGTTCAGTTATATCCGTAAAGGCACGACCTATTATGGCAATCGCCTTGTAAGTAAGAATGGTTGGATCGTTTGCACCAATGATGGATTTATTTCCAAACAAGCTTGCTTGTTAAATATTAAAAAAGTTAAGACATTAGCCTAGGTTTTTTTGTCGATTGGGAGTTGCCCCGTAAGGCAACTTTTTTACTCCAATCCTAATAGCTCAGACTCTGCCTGGGTGGGTTCAAAACCCCACTTTTCAATTGCCTCCAAAACCTTGCGAGGCGGAACCCTACGAATCGATACAGGTATAATTGAATGGCGGCAATTGTAACCGCCAGCATAAGAGTAGATAGTACTTGAATTGGTACCAGGAATCCTTCCAGCCCAATCCCCTGCCGTCTCAGGCCAATCTTCTATTTCTTTATAATAAAAGTATTGATTATGTCTTTTAGAGCAGAATTCTCTTGAAGTATCAATTTCACTTCCAGAATAGTAAAACCATTCAGCTCCTAATTCTTCGCTAACAGCACTGGTATAATTTCTATCAGCTATGGCAAAGGTATCATGGGCAATCTGCTTGTTATACTGCAAAAGCTTTCCATCCACTTCCTCATCACCTGTGACAATGGCTTGTAACTGCCTGACCGTTTCAGTAAAGCCAGCATTAGAACTGATAGCTGTTTCAATGTTCTCACGGACCACATCAGCAAACCTATCTCCAATTGAATTAACCATCAAATCAGCGGCATTCCTCTGACTTGTTTTTAATAAAGCATCTGTTATTTCTTTAGGTTGAAAACCATCAAACGCCTTGGCAAATATATTGTTACTTATTTTGGCTTGTTCAGAAAGTTCTGATAAAAAGGACTTTATATCTGATGTATAGTTAGAATCAATTAATATATCCTTAATTAATGGTTTTAAATCAGCTGCTATGCTTAAGTTAGAACTATTTAAAATTAAATTACCAGCAGAATCTGTTTTTAATTGCTGTAATAGATCTATTATATCAGGAAAAATATTTTTTTGAACCTTACTAACTGAAGATAAATAAGCATCAGGAACGGTGGTGAGCCGCCGCGTTTTCTCAGCTATCAGCTCACTTAGTGTTGCCATTAGATGCCTGCTACGATGTTGCTAACTAGGTTCTGAGCGTTGAATCCGCTAGGGGTTGTCAAGGCAATGGCTCCTGATATTTCCTTGGCTTTAGCTATTAACTGCTGTAGCTGTATTTCAAAATCTTGCTCAAAGAATGCCTCATTTTCCATCATTAAAGTATTAACCAGATTGATGGCGGAATCATGCAGAACCACTTCCCATTTATCAACCAACCCTTTAGAAAGCTTAAGATTTATCTCATCCAATGTCATCGTGAGTAAGCGGTCGGCTTGGCTGATCAGGTTAAATATCTGCTGACCTTGGACATCAGGATAATATAGCGTCTGCAAGTATTTATAAATGATGGACTGAATAACAAACGGAGGCTGCTTGGCTGCTATGGCTTCATTAATCTGAGCCAGGTAATCGCTCTCCAAGTAAAAGTCATAATTCACAGGACGCTTAATTACAGGCTTACGATAGTTATCGCCATAACGCATCAGACCAATCATGTCAATGCACCATTCGTACATATCAAAGAGCTGCATGCAGTTCTGCTTGATACCGGCAATCAAAGCCTTCTGATCACTGGCCGCCTCGGTTGCTGTGATGCCTTCGCCTCCTTGCACCTTGTTATTGGTCTTTTTTAGATGAAGCATCTCATAAGCCGCGTTCATGTTATGGGCTATTTCCTCCCTTAAGAAGCGAGGCGTTTCAGTCGATGGGGCTGCATAGAATATAGCCGAATCGGGGCTGATGTTATCGCCAGCGGTGGTCGATGTCTGAGGCTTAATCAGCAAGGTTCCATAAGGACTGATTCTGTCCTTCATGCCTGTTCCATTACAATCAGGGCAGAGTGTCTTAGTTCCATCATGACGGTAATGGAAGCCGCCATCACAGGTCAAGCTCTCCCCATCTACCCTTACTTGGAACTGGCAAGGATCGCCAATCATTACGCGGTAAGGATAGGTGCAAGTGGGTTTGATTCCACGAAGCAAAGCCGAATCCAAAAGCACCTCATCAAGTATATCCGTAGCATAAAGGAACGGTGACTGCTGCATCATGGTTTCATCAATCTGAATGCTGATTCCATCAACGCGCTTGACCGGAAGCATTCCAGTAGCATGGTTAAACCATTCAATCACCTCGAAGGTATTATCAACTTTTTTGCCTACTTGAATCGCTTTATATATCCATTGGTCATCGAAAATTAGGAATACTAACCCATCCATAACCATTTTATTATTATACTCAACCTCGCTGCGTTCCTCGCTTTCAATTACAGCGTATTCCTCATCGAATGCCACGACTCTTGTAGTATGGTAAAACTTGGTGTATGGCTCAACCAGCTCATCGGGATTAAGCACTTCCTCACCTTCAATCTCAACGGTATCGAGTTCATAAGGCATGACCGCCACCACTCCCATAGCATCCATAAGTTTCAATGGAGGCAGGAACATAAAAACGAAGTTATCGAGGCTACCATATTCAGGGAATTCCGAATCAAGGTAACGCGCCAAGGTAGTGTCGGTGTTGACGTATTGGTCCGCGTCAGGCGTGTAGCTTATGGACCAATTATTCTCATGGTAGGCACGGCCATAAGTATCGACCATGTCTTTAAATACCTGAAGCGTTGTTTGCTTATAGTTGGCCCTAACGTATTCGGCCTCTTTAGGCGTTTGGTTGGGTGCTGTCTTTTCAAACAGCTCATACGGAAATACTCCCTTCTGAGCGTGAGTTTGTATTTGGTCAAGCCATTTTACCGATAGCCTGTAACCGTTATAATAGTCAGGCAAATAATTGTCCGTGTTTTGTTGCATCAATGTGATGCCTTTGGATTTATTGCCTTTGTTGCGGATCGATGTGATTGAATCGACCAAATACGAAATCTGCTCAGGAGTTAACATTAGCTTTTTGGTTTGGTGGGCGGTTTCGGCCTAGTCCTAGGCTTACTACCTCCACAGGATGAACATGCTTTCATAGTGTAGTTATATAGGAGTTATTAAGGTCAATGGTGGTGGAGCTTCCCAGCAATGTTTTGGCAGGTATCGGATAATCAAATCTACGCTTTTGCAAGGCTCTCCAATTAGATAGCACCTGCCTGTAGCCTCTGTAGTATTTTGATTTAAACTCGACATCTTGCTCAAAGTAATATGCGTAGTGGTGATACTTTTGAGGTAGCAGTCGAACTCCATCCTGACCAACCATCTTGGGCGGTTCGTGGCTTATAAACTTCTGCCCTTGCCACCACCACAATCTAGTATGAATGTTATCGCCCCATGCTCCCTTACCCACCAATTGTTTCCCATCTACATCCTTACAAAGATAGTGGTAAAATTGGAAACCTCCAGCCAATTTAATGTCCTTTTGAAGTATGCCTTCAGCCCCTTCTAAGTCATCTAAAGTCCAATGCTCATCAGCGTCAACCTGCCAAAGCCATCCAGGCTCACTACCTTGTAGCAATTCAATGGCCTTGTTTACCTGCTCATCCTTACTTGGCCATCCAGTAATAGATGTGGCGAAAATAACCTTATCGCTCTGAAGCGTCTCGCATAGCTCAATGGTACCATCAGTTGACTGAGCAGGTGGCCTGATGCTAGTACACCAGGCCGTTGAGCCACCGTTTCGGCTGAATCCTTCAACTATTATCCACTTATCAAACATCGAAACCATTCGCTCGGAAAAGTCCTTATGTAGCAAATGATGTTTGCCGTTGTAGATTATGGTAAAGGCGTATCTCATTTAATATAATAGATTCGACTTCCAAATCCTTGCTCTGTTTGAAATACTAGTTCACAATCAACTGTTTCCAAACTCTTACAAGTATCGTAATGCTTAACGTGATTAGTATCATCCAAAGCCAAATAAAAGCCAGGCTCAACCAGGTTCATAAGGTATTTAAACTCTTGCAATCCCATGTGACCCGCACTATCAAGGATAACTAAATCAGGTTTATAATCAAGCTTTGACAGCGCAAGGTTCAACAGATTATCAGCACCCTTAAAGCTTATTTCCTGCTTGTAAAGAAGTTCCCTGTTATGGTCCAAATGATCAATGACAATGTTATCAGGGACATCGAAACTAATAGAAGTGGGAACATCAGAACGGCCAACAGATAAGCCAAGCATGAAGTTAATGGGCGTATTACGGTGACGCTTCCTAGCGATCTCATAATGCCTTGGATTAACCTCGATAGAGAATACTTGCTCATGTCCCACCAAAGCATCAGCGATGGCCTGAGTAGTACCCTCACCCAAGTAGCTGCCAGTCTCAATGATCCGCTGAAGCTTTTCAGTTTTGATAAGATAGGTGATCGCATCCTTGAAGTCGTTATGTGCCGCCATGCCATTGGGCATTAGCTGTTGGGCTATTTGCATCGCATTATCTTTTTTACTTCATCATAGGTCTGGTTAACCTGAATCATATCGCCATTCATGAACATGATCAGAGTAACTTCATCACCCTCATCGTTATAGCTAGAATGGAACGTATAGACATTTTCAAGGGATACCATAGCCTTAGCCGATGATCGCTTTTTAATTCCCATTTCCTCCAAGCTTTTATCAGACAGCATTATGTCGAATTCGTGCCATATCATGGTGCTTCCAATTTTTAGTTAATATAGTGCGGTCCGATTTGCCCGGAACTTTGTCTGTAATATAGTAATGAAGCTCGGCTTTTGTATCGATTGCATCGACAAAATTAGCCAAGCTTGAATCAATGCAATGAATTGAGGATGCATTCTCTAGGACTTTACACCAGTCGAAAATCGTATAAGCTTTGACTTTTTCAAACCTGATAGAAGGCCCTTGAATGTCCATATCGGCAATAGTGCCATAATCACTAGAGTTATGATAAACGTTATAATTATCAGCAGGGTGAAGTCCCAAATCAGAAAAAAGAAGTTGCTCAGTTTGTTCATTTCGTTTATATTGAAGGTTTCTTAATTGATTTAACGGCACCTCGGCAATCTCATATTTGAACTGGACAAAGCTTTTGCCAGTGCGCTTATATGCCAACCACTTACGATGGATTGGACTAAAAGTGTCC